AAACTCCAGAGCTATTTCTGGCAGTTGGAATTCCCCAAACCTTCGCCGTTGCAGCAGCAACAATTCTTGAACTTTTAATCTTAACATGGAAATTTGGAAAGGAAGGATTCTCAATAGGCAATTTATATTCGAGATTATCTGTGATGGTAATTGTCGTTTTGCCAGGAATAATCATTGCTGTGGCGCCAATGGTAATATCAATTATTGCATATGTGGTAGCTGAAAGCTTGGCATTACCAGTTTTCACACTCGCTTGCCTACTAGAATTCGTCGTAATGGCTCTAGCAACCAAAGAGTTTGTTCATTAGTAGGCTTCAAAATCATAGAAATATTGTCTTTTCTTTAGATTTTTTTGTTGCGTATGTTGCTAATGCCAGTGCCCATAGTCTGTCGTCATGGGTTCCTTTTGGATGCGAAAATTTGAGGTGCCCATCATGCGTTATTTCAAATTTTTCCACGTTCAGTTCCGAAATCAAACCTTCATCGTAAGGAATAGCCAACTGCTTGTTAATCATCTTCTGTTTCAGAAAAGTCATTATTTCTTCTTTCTGGTTTAAGGTTAGGACAACTCCTTTTACTCCTGGAATAAAGCTTTTCCGCATGTCTTCCACAACGTATTCTCCTATTCCAGTTTGGTCTACGTAAACTGCATTTACATAGTCGTATTTTTCACATAAAGCCTTAACATAACCTATTACTGCAGTATAGCTTGTTTTTAGTGGAAATTGGTGAAGGTGAACGAGTTTTAGGTTTTCTCCTTCACGTTTGATTACTGCCACTACGCTGTGGTCTTGGTACTTACCTAAATCAACTCCCATGTAAAATTCGCCTTCTAAACAAGCCTCAAACGAATAGTATTCAAGATAGGGATCTATACAGTTTGCGATTAAATCGTATGGAAGCCAACTGTCTGCATCATCCACAAATTCCGCTTCAAATTCTGCTTGGAACTCAGCTGGCAAAAGTTCCTTCTTCATTTCTTCGATGAAATCTCTGCTGATTAGTCCCTCTTGAACTGGTTCACGCCAACTCACATGATGATGACTAAAACCTGAGCCTGGCTGGCAGATTTCGTAAAACATACTCCTTTTGTTTTTGGGAGTGCTAGCCACGTATAAGTATCCATAACCCTTTCTTTCAGTAGTAGCTAGCATAGGTTTTAAAATGTTATTGAATAGGTAGCGGTCTTCACGGAACATAGCTGCTTCATCTACGAATATTAGGTCGGCTGTTTCTCCCCTTATTAGGTCTGGACTGTTTGGAAAAAACTTTATTTTGCTTCCATTCCGTAAGTAGATTTGTTCTCTTTGAATTTTCTTGAAAATAATCTTTCTGATTGGTTTTGGAATTGCCATTATTAATGGTTCAATTTTGTCCCTTACGTTTCGGCTTTGTCTCAGGCAAGGTGAAACAACCACAACTGTAACGTTTGGGTGGGTTATTGCAAACCATAAGATTTTAACTCCGAAACTTAATGTTTTTCCACTTTGACGGCAAAATCTAGCAACAATTCTCTTGTTTCGGTCTCTTACAAGCCTTTTTTGGTATTCAAACAATTTTATTCCGAGAAATTTTTCTGCGAATGCTACTGGGTCATTTTTGAATTTTTGAATGAGTTCTTCCAACCTTGGATTCATAAAATTGCACCCTTCTCATAAGTTTCTCAATGAATTCTTGAACTGCTTTTTCGGTGCCTCCAATTTCGCATTCAAGTCTATGAAGCATCTGCAAAATCCTAGTAAGCTGGTATAAATCTCTGACAGAATGCTCGTTTTTAAGTTCCAAAGCAACCTTATCCTTTAACTCCTCAACCATTCTTTCAAGCTTCACCAGTTTGGATTCCTCCAAAAAAGGTAAACCTTAGTTTGAAAAAGCAATCCAACTGTGCGAATTAAACTTGCAAGCTTTTCTAAACTGGCTTTTCTAACAGCCTCTTCATAATTCCTTTTTCCAGCAAACAATCTTTTATGGAAAGCTTGTTTCACAAGTCTAGGATGAGGATTATCAACGAAAAGCTTACGAATCCGAGAAACATCCTCTCTGGGAAGCTCCATTAACTTCTTAAGATTATACTTCCTACTAACAATCATCTCTTGGTTGAATCCGAAATTTAATAATCCACTTACAATTTTAATGATTTCCCTTGCTGGTTTTTGCTCGCAAACTTTTTTCATTCCAGCTTTTTCAAAAAAGGGATTGTATTTTGCCATAACAGCAATTGTTTCAACAAAGGGGGTTCCGCATTTAGGTAGGGTTTCACGAACAAGTTTTTGTCCAAGTCCTATGCCACGGTATTTTGGATGAACCACAACACGGGTTATACAGCTTAAAACCTCATTCAGTTTTGAAATTGGAAGTTTTGTACCTAAAGCTTTTCGTCTACAAGCAGCAACAAACGGAGGAAACGAGTAGGCTATAATTCCAACAATTCGCCCATTTTTCGTAGCTTTGAAAAATTTTCTTGGAACTGGAACCCTATGGCTTCGATAGTGAAACTCGGCGAGTTCAGCGTAATCTTCTTTGCATCCTTCTTCTATGCGAATTTCCCTTAAAACTGTGCAATTTGGGTCAAAATCGCCTTCATTATAATATTTGACTGTCACTTTTCTCCCGAATCCCTTGTGGATGTGAATTGTTGGCTTTAAATCATCTAATAGGTCTGTGTGGCATGTAGCCACAAAAATTCCTTTACCCGACCTTCTTGCGTGCTTTTGAATGTTATATGCGACAATTTTTGCGGTTTCTCTATCAAGTAGAGAACAAAATTCATCGCAAACCCATATCTTAGCCTTGCTTTCGAGAAGTTTTGCAAGCTTGTAGCGGTATTTTTGCCCATCGCTCAGTTCGTTGAATTTTCGAAGGAAAATGAATGCATCGTTTAAGCCAGCTCGGCTTAGGAGTTCAATTGCCTCCTCAAACGATTTGCCAACGGTATCAATGATTGGTTTATCAGCATCCACCCTTATCTGGTTCATATCAATTGTTTTTCCCTTGAAAATTTCATGAAACTTTTTCAATAGTACTGATTTTCCGCTTCCACTATCACCAGTCACATAAATTATGTCCTTTTCTCCCATTTCGATTTGAAAATTATCGTATATCACAAAGCTCTTATCCTCATCCACTCCTAAACCAAAAGCTTGAGCCACAGTTTTAGTTCTGGGAGTAAGTTCCACGCCAGTCTTATATGCAATGTTTATTACATATTTCTGTTTTTTAGGAAGGAAACGCTGAGAAAAACTTAGAATTTCGAGAAATTCCCTTCTTATTTTCCTACTCTTTCTCATTTTGCAGTGAATACTCCTACTATTGTTCCTATCAATCCCGAAATCGCTGAGAAAACCGTTTGGTTGAAGGTTTTTAGGATTAGGATGTGGACTATTTCAATTGTGGTTAACGCAATGATTGCTCCTAGGCAGAACTGGACAAGTCTAACGAGTTTTTCAGACGGTGGAACCTCAACTTTCTTAAGCCTCTTTATTCTTCCAGCTTGTTTAAATTCATGCTTCGTTAAAGCTTTCCTTATCCATCTTGAAAACATGCTCAATTGACCACCTTAAAGCTGTTTTCACGTTAAAATCAAGTTTCTTCGGAATCGTGGAATTTGCACGGGAAAGCAACCTTTCAATAAGCCTTGGCAAAATCTTCTGTATAAATTCGGGTTGAACTAAAACTACTTTTAGAATCAAATCTACTGGAATAGCGGTTATGTCCCATTCGGTTATTTCGCCGGGTTTTTTGTTATAAGCCATTACCAAATGTTTTTTCTTTCTTCCCTTAACGAATAGGAAAACTCCCCATTCGTGCCAAACAGCATCGTACTCAGCGTTTATAAGTGGAACTCTGTTTGATTCCCAAGCGTCGCTCCAAACAATGTAGATTAGGTCGCCTGGTTTTAAATCTTCAACTTTAACTTCCTTCAAAACTTTCACCTCGGAGCTTTGGTTCTTGCAAGCCTCGCAGTTTCAGAACTTAAGGCGTAAATGTAATCGGCTAAAAGCGTAGGCTCTTTTCCAAGTTCTAGGTTTAACTCTAAAGTCTGTTTGCGAGCATCAACAACATATTCAACGTTTGCAACTCGGAAGTAATCCTCTATTCCACAGTTTGGTAAGCTGACATAAACCTTGTCTCCAGCCAAAATCGGAGTGTTTCCATAATCTATAACTGTGCTCCTTATGGTTAAGCGTGTCGCAGGGCTTTTTAGATAAGCCAGTAAAGCTTTTGCCCTAAGCTGGCATTCGTAATCGCTATGAAGTTCCTCGTCAACTTCCACGAGTTCCCTAAGCCCATAATTTTGCTGACTCTCCAAGTTTTGCTGGGTTGAAGACCATCTACAACCATTAAAGAATAAATTGTCAATCCAGAAGCTTCCAGTTCCAGTTTCTGGGAAATAACAGTAGAAAGCTATCTGGTTTATCTGAGTCCAATCAAAATTCGCAGATGCTTCCCATTCGTCTGCATATTTTTCGCCCAAACCAAACTTTTGGAAGTGCCACCGCTCATCTGATGGAACATCAAAGTTTCTGTTAGCTGTGTTTCCCCAAGCATCTTGCAATTGAAGAGTACACGCTTGACTGAAGCTTGTTTCTTTTCTCATTTGAAACTGGATAGTTGGATATTCATTGCAGTTTGTTATGTTATCTTCCAAATATAGTAGTAGGCAACCGTAATAGTTTGAAGCTGTATTATAGTGTTTTATGCTGTAATTACCAACAATTTTTACGCCATTATCTAATTCCACGTAGTCACTTGTTCCGCTAACCCAGTCGTTCACTCCATCATTATTTATGTCTAGGGTTTCAGTCCACGCATCCTTATCGGAAGGTTTTGCCTTTTCAGCCGCTCCGAAAACCGTAATTTTATTTCTTACACGATGAATATCCTTTCTATATTCATATTCTTCTATTTTCTCAGTTAAGTCAACTAAACAAGTTTTACTCATTTTAGGGAAAAACTCGAATTTTCCATCTGGTGCTACGCGGAAATCATAGCCAATTACACCTTCTTTATCGGCTGTTTCAGCAATAAACTTCAGAATGTCAAAAACAGGAGTGTTTTTGTATTCCAGCCTTGTATAAGTTGTGTCTGTATCCTCGATTAGTTCAATTCCGTCTCTTTGATGGCTTAGACCAACATGGTTCTCAATTAAATCCTTAACAACTTCCTCACCCTTCACATTCTCCCATTTCTTGTCGATGGTTCTCCTAAACAACCGTTCACCCCAGCATCTTCCCCTAACTCTAACGTAACTTTCAACCGAAGTTCCATAGTAGCTAACCTCTTCAACACGAACAGTTGCAATTAATGGACAGTTTCCGCCTCTACCAATGCTTATGCTTCCATCAACACCAACATTAATCGGGTTTGAACCATTCATACTGTAGGTTCCATCAAAATTCTGAAGTAAGCATTCAAAACTTCCAATTTCATTCGTGCATCCTAAATGGACTCGAACTCCAATCACATCTTTCTGCGGAGGAGTAACCTCTCCAAAAACTAGAGCCACAACTGGAATGGAAACACTCATTCTATTCCACGTCTCCAGAGAGCCTCTTCCTCGCCTCTGCGTCTAATTGAACGCGTATAGGCTGGAGTTTCCGCCAAGGCAGCATTATACTCACGTATGGCTCCGGCAGCATCTCTTGTTGCCGATGCAAGCCACGCCATATAAGCGGCTGTTGCAATTACGAGTCCAACTCCAAGCGTGAGCAATGCAATTTTCATGGCTAAACTTGAATTCAGAATCCATGTTGCAGCAGCAGCCAACTTGGTTGAAATGATATATTTTGTTTGGGCAACTGCATGGGCTAGAGTTCCAGAAGCAGCCAATTTTTGGACGAAACTATAAACGTATGTGACTCCGTAAGCCATTCTAATTAGGCTGCAAACAATTCCGACGCTGGCGACAAGCTGGTCGAAAACTGGTATGCTCAAGCCTATTTCACGTCTCAAACTATTGTAAGCCATAGTTGTAATTGCCATTCTCTCAGCCATTTCCTTCCATGCATAGGTGGTTGCAACCGTAGATTCCTTCATAATCCTCGAACTTGCAATAACTTCATGACTCATTGAACGGGCATCCTTGGCTACTTTGGAAAACTCGGCGCTTGCACGGTTCTGAGCTGAAATCGCAATACTTATTTCCTGAAAACTCATTTTTCACCCTTCTCCTTCACAACTTCACCTATTTCCATGGAAATCTTCTCAACAACCACATGGAGCCTTTCATTAACAGCTCTGGTAAGAAAGAATCTAGGTTTAATTCGGCTTGTTCCAAACTCTTGATATATAGCGTATGGTGCAACAGCACCAACAACTAAGCTTAAACCTTTCACCATTCCGTAAATTGTGCTTCTTAAATAGCCTGTTCGAACAGGGCAAAACCTTTTAGCTAAATTCACAATTGCTTCCTTTTCTTCAGCCATAACCGCCTTAATCCTACCGTGCATTTCCGGAGTTAATTCCGCGAGTTTGCTTTCCAACTCCTCTATTCCGTTTATTTTTATGCTTATTTCAACCGACAAAACCAAACTTAGCCTCCCTTTTAGCTTTTGAAATTTCCTTTTCCGTTTGTCTATCAACCTCGTTAAGTATTGCTATGAATGTTTCCACAGCCTTAGCTGGTTGTCTCCGCAACTGTAATGGTGTCCATCCGAACTCCTTACACAAGCGGAATTCGATGAGGCTTGGGTGGGATTTCCCACGCCGCATTGCCCGCAGGAGTTTTTTAGCTCTTCACTTGTTAATCCGCAAAGCTTGTTAACTACTTGGCTGAAAAGCTCTCCAAGCTGAACTGGTATTCCATCTTCACCTTCACTCAACAGTTTTTCAAGCGTTATAGGCTTGTTTGGCGGTTGTTCCTTAAGACTAGCCCAAATTGTTTCAGCTTGGATAGCAACAAAATCGCTGCTCAATATCTGGCCTGTTTGAGGATGATACTTCGTGTGTTTTTGGATTATGCGGCTTCTTTTAGCCCAACTTATTTCTTGAAAAACGTAGCGTCCAGCATATTCCTTACCAAATTTCTCGTCGATTTCAACTATTTCTCTACGCATTTTGGCTGTTCTCCTTTAAGTGATTAGGATTTCTCTCGCTGCAAAAGAAGCTTTTAAGGAAACCAAATCCTCAATTTTCGTTGGAGTGCCCACATTTTGCCATTTGCAGTGTTTCAATGTCGCTTTATTTGTGGAACCTAGCCCAAACTCTAAGCTGAACTCTGAATCGTTAACAACCTCTTCGTATTCCTCTTTGGTTTCAAACTCAAATATTACTTCACCATAGATGTTGCGGTGCCTCGCAGGCAAGTATTTAAGAATGTAGCCTTCTGTTTGACGAATAACTGGAACACGTTTTAGGTTGTTTTCCACAATAAACTTCCAGTCTGTGGCTCTTTCCACAACCGTTAGGTTGGAGCCGTCTGGTTCTCCCTTTTTGATATAGCTCTCAAACCAAGGAACTGCTCCAGCATAATCGCTGTAGGTGGCTCCAGAAATCTTAGAGTTGCTTACAACAATGTTTTGCCCTATTAAGTCCACGGTTGCCTTAACAATATTCTCGATACTGCATGAAACTTCTGCTTTATCCATTTTGCAGCCTTTAAAAAGCAAGTCTACAATGGTTCCGTCCGCTTTTTCGTAAATTACTTCTATTGACAACGATTTTAGGGTTTGAATGTGCTGGAGAAAGTTTATTGGTGAATCGCTTGGCAAGGGATAGACAACTCTCAAGCTTGCGTCCATTAATCCCCTTTTCAAGGCTTGTAGGTCTCTTGAACCCACCCCTCTAACCATTATTAGATTTGGATTCACTGTTGGCTCAACGCTTTCCGCTTTTAAACCAATCATGCTTGGATTTGCCGGAGTTTCCCCATAATTCGTTTCTTCAACATAGTAGATTTTTGCTTCATGAGCCCCAAAAACGGGTGGTAAACTACTACTCAAATTTTCATCCCTCCGAAAAGTTCACTTTTTCGAAAAGCAAAGCTTTTACAGTGAATTCTGTTCGCCAAACAAAGGGCTTTAGGCGAACTTCATCCATGTCACGAAAACTAACAATATCACAGTAAGATATTCCATTCACCTTAAAGCTGACATCAACAAAGTCAACATTTAAGGAGGCTTCTGAAACTCCGTCGCTTGGGTTCAGAGTTTTAGCAAGCAAATAAACATAACCTTTGCTATCAACGAAATCCGTAACGTTTGAAGTAACTTGTAAAGTTATAAACTCGTCTTCTGAAGCATTACCTTGCTGCGCGTTCTGCCACGCTTGCTCAGAAAAGTTCCACACTTTTATCTCAGCCCCATTTCCAAGCGGACTCAAACCAAAACCCTCAAATCTAAACTTTAATTCCTCGATTACATCTGGTTCAGCATCAAGCTTGAAACAGAAAAGCACGAGAGAATAGTTGTTGCTTGAACTAGTCGAAATTTTTAGGCGGTTGTCGTCGCTATACCAGATTTTTTCGTATTCGCTGTCTGTGAACTCAACCCATTCTGAGTTTGCTGGAGAAAGTTCGCTTTCCGAAACCGCTTGATAGGCTCTATGGGAATTTGAGGGGCAACCCACTCCTACAAAGTTGTAATCTACAATGTTTGGTCTCTTACCATATTCTCTGACAACTCTGTTAATTTCAGAAACAATCTTTTCTCGCATCTTTCTAGTTATGCCTTGCTCTGGCTTATCAGCAACCCACACGTTCAATTTTAAGATAAAATTCTTCAGTCTGGTCTTTCCGTCAAAACTCAGCTTTTGTTCCTCAGCCCGTTCAAGTCCAACGGTTACCTGACCAAAGAAATCTTTTAGGAGTTCCCTATCACACCATTCTTCGCTAACATAAATGTTTGCAAGCGAACCATCCTCATTAATAACACGCAAATACCTCCGTAAAAGTCGAATTATGGTTGTTACTGGACTCTCATTTTTCATGCTGTAATAAGCCTCCTACAAACCGCTGTTTTATAGACTAGCTCCCCTCTGAAGTAAACATCTTGAACAGTACTCACTTCATACTGCAAGCCTTTACGTTCAACCTTATCTCTAGGTTTAATTGGAACAAAAACATGAATCGTAATATAATCGCTAATTGTATAGCCTGGTTCCAAAATTATTTCCTCGATTCTTGAAGGCTGAACTAAAGCCTTTATTCGGATTCCTTCACCATAGTAAACATCATCTTTTGCTTCTCTAACAGGATAAAGTGTTATTTCCTCTCCATATGCATTAAGAGTTCTGATGAAAGGAGTTTGCGGTGGAACGTATTTTAAGAGTAGAATTCCAAGCCACGAAACAGTTACAACAGATTTCTTTTCCTCAATCGGTGTGTAATCTTCAAATTTAGGTCCCCAAAACATAAATTCTTGCCAATGATCCTCAATTATTTTGGTGCTAAAATCAAAGCTTAATTTGTCATGGTTCTTTCTTATCTGCCACAATATTCCGCTTGTAACTGCATCATAATAGTTGCATGCAGCTCCACGCTTTTCAACATCAATATAGCCAGCCCAACAAATTGCTGGATTGTAAGCCGGATACTCCGATGAGGGTGGCATCGAATTTAAGAAGTCATAAACTCTGCTGACGGTTTTGCTGAATCCTTCGTAAAAGTAGATTCCATTTAGGGCATAAGCAAAATCGTCGTCATAAACCAAATTTTCTGAAGTGCCTAACCTATGCCATCTTCCATCTCCGCTGGGTAAAGGTGAAAACTTAAGCCACAAACTTTCAAAAGCTCCACGATAAAAGTTTAAGGCGTCATTAATCATCTCCTGAAACTTCGGATTTTTTGCTTGTTCGAAAAGCATTTTTAGTCCGATTAAGCCGTAAAGGTGAAGAATACGCATTTCTGGAAGCCATGCACCTTCAAATGTGACTGCTTCAGCAAATCCACCATAATACTTGTCGTGTTGTCCAAGTTCTGACGGTTTATGCTGCATGTTGTAGAGGAAAACTTCAGCGGCAAACATGGCTGAGTCAAAATACGTCTGGTTTTTGGTTACTGAGTACGCTTTCAAAAGTGATGGAATTGCTCTCATAGCATCAATTGAATAGTAATAATTGCTTGACTCCGTACTCTTAAAACCGCCATAAGCCAAACTCGATTCTTCGGTACACTGCAAAGAAACTAGGAAATCAGCCAAAGAAACAATTTTACTGAAAACTTCCGACTTCCTCTCATCAAATCTCGAATCATTATAAATCTCATAAAGAAAATCTATTGCATGAGCTGCTGGAGCTACACCTTTTCCCCAATCCAGGTCTGGTTCTCCACTTGAATCCACGTAAAAGTATGGAGCATAACTAAGAACAAAGTCTAAATAAGCCTCAATTACTGAAACGCTCATTCACACCCTCTCCAAATCGTATCCACGAAGCTTTTCAATCAGTTTCCTAACCCTATTTTCAAGAATGCTTAAAGAAGGAGCATTCGCCAAACCACTAACAGAAAGATTTCCTACGCTAAAATTCAAACCAACAGCAGACCCACCAGTCAAGTAACAGATACAATAGATAGCGGCTAAATCCGTAACCGCAGCAGCCTCAGCCGGTTCACAATCTTCCAAGTCTATAATCCTACCAGTTTGAAGCTCAATCTCGGCAACAGCATCCTCAATAAACTCCAAAATCCTAGAATCATCAACATCGCTGGGCAAAAGATTGAGACGGTTCCTAACCCTTTCGGCGTTCACTTTAACCATAGTAGACTCCCATAGTAAATGTTAAAATGGAATTTAAAAAGAGTTTTTGACGAAAAAGGTTTATTTTAAAAAGTTAGTTTAAAAATGTCTATTTTTTAGTGATGTTCAGAAATTAGCAGCTTTTTTCTGACAGTAAGTCGTTCTCAAATACTCCAGATACTTCAAGCCTGCCTCAGTTATTGCATACATGCCCTTCCCAATTTTCTTAATCAAGTTTTTCTTTAGCAAGTATTGCATTCTTAATCGGAATCTATGGGACGTTGCATAGGGCCGATGAGTTCCTAGAACTTTCTTTTCTAGGGCTGTCCATCTTATTGTTTCTTTTTTTGCTAGGATTTCTAGTATTATTTTGTCTACTAGGTCTTGTTGTTCACGTCTTGTTAGTTTTTTCATGTTTTCACCTTCCTCTGCTTTGGCAATTTAGTTTCCAGTGAGCTGTATTGCTAAGTCTCCGAGTAAGAGGAAAATCTTGGTTTTCGTGATGCCTTCCGTTCCAATGCTAACGTATTCTATGCCTATTGCTGAGTCGGTTATGGATGTGAGTTCCCTTAATTTTCCTATTATTTCGTTGCTTAGGGCTTCGTCAGTTATGAGTATGATTCGTGTTGGTCTAGAAGTAAGTTCTAAGCCGGATGCTTGGTCGGCTAATGTGATTAGTCTTTGTTTTAGAATTCGCTCCAATCCTTGAGCTATATCTGTAACTATGCCTATCTGCCTAGCTTTTTGTATAGTTTCCAAGCTTGTAGCTATGTCTGAAAGGTTTAGATTGCGTGTTTTGGCTAGGAGTTCTTGACCTAAAGCTGTTTCTGTAAATGGAATTTCACGGTAGGGTCGGCTGAAAACTTCTTGTCCGATAGCGGAATCTGAAACTTGAATTTCTGTTACTGCCCCTTCTGGTCCTATATAGGTGTCTGCAACAACAACGCAATCAACATAAACAGCACCTGACCAGCCACCAGCCCATCCTGAATCTCTACATCCCACATAAACCCTTCTCGCTGATTCGTCATTGCTTAACCCCGTTATTTCAATTTCTAAGTCGCCGTCTATCCAAAGTTTATACCATCCATCAGAACTAGCGAAATGCACACCTAACTCTACGCAATACCACGTGTCTAAGCTTACTGTTGATGTGCCAAGAGTCTCGCTTGCTCCAGTTCCTCCAAGTCTCCATTTGACTGTACCATTATCATTATAAACAGTAACCCAAACTCTGTCTGTCCAATCTTCCATGTCGTAAAGCACGATAAGTTTTATGTATCTGTCATTTGCGTTTGGTAATTGATTTTTAAATTTAGCGTAAATCCGCACATATAGTGTTTTGTAATGTGTATCTAAGTTCTTATAGATATATGCCTGTTCTCCTTGGGATGAACCATCCCATGCAAAATGGGCGTGATAACTTCCGTGATGCGGGTCAGTTGTAATTACTTCTGCCGTTTCTCCACTTGTGGTATAAGTTTCAGTCCAATTTGAAAAATCTCCACTCTCAAAACCATCATTAAATAATTCTGTAAAGAATTGGGCTAAATATTTTCTTTGCTTCGCTGAAATCCTTGGAAAAACCTTCTCGTGAACATATCTTTCTAATGCCTCTTTGCTTTTAAGGCATAAGGGTGGAATTTTAAGTGGTTTTCCATATCTTTCTCCACAAAAAGGACATTTATGACTATTCTTGGGAACTTCACGTTTGCATTTCGGACAGATGTAGCTCCATAAAGGAAGAAGATTGAGTAAAAAATGTGGAAGTTTCATTGCTGCCACTTGTCGCTAATTTAATCATTAGCTTAAGCTGAGTTCAATTTGAATTACCCATGTTTCTCCGCTTGGTTTTGTTCCTTTATCTGATACTTTGCGGTTTATATGTTTGGCTGTTGTATTTCCACCATTCGCAACTAGAAATTCTTGCCATCCATGATTAGCTGTATCGCCGTCTGCTGTGGCTTTGAAAACGGCTTTTTGGTCGCTTCCAAACTGCGGATAGCCAGAATCCATGGATAGATAGGTGTAATTTGTTCCTTGCGGTCCTGATTGTGTTGCGTCTTCGGCCAGAGTTCCATCGCCTACGCAGATATGGGCATTGGCGTTGTTAAAGGCTGTTTCTGAACCTCCGCAAACAAGCGTCCAGATAGCGTTGATTCCTTGGTTTAGAAATATGTCTTCTATTTCCCATGGAAAAATTTCTTCATCTATTTCATATGGTTTAATTCCAGCTTTTAGGGCTTCTGCTTCGTTTTTAAAGCTCCCTTTAAATTTTTTGATTGTAATTTTGCATTTTCCCTCGACTGATTTTTCCTTTACAAGTTTGCGAACTATTTTTGTCATTTTGTTATCACCTTATTCCAAGCGGGTTATGCTTTTTAGGGTTCCATCTGGATTCCATGTGAATTCTAGTGTGAAAAGAAGTTCATTTTCTTGGTAGGTCTTTAGTTTTTTTAGGAATTTTCCATCGGTCCATTCTAGGCTGATTTTTGTTATTTTCTTGTTTTCTGGCGCCGAAGCTATGTTGCTTAGGATTGCATTGTGAATTGCTTGGTAGGCTTCTTGGTAGCGTCCCCAGATTATTTCTGGCATTTTATTCACCTAAAATTTTAGAGGGTTGTTGCTATGTTGGTCATTTTGGCTATTCCCTTGCTTTGTAAAACGCTTAGTCCAATGCGTTCGGAGACTACTACTCCGTAGACGCCTTTAGAAACATCCTCGTATGGTTTTGTTGTTACGTCTCTTCTGACAAGCATTATTGCCGCTACGCTTGTGTCTATTGCGTATGCTGTTCCATTGCTACATTTCGTGCTTGATAATACTCGCATTCCTAGGACTTCGCCGAAGCTTCCGGTTCTGATGTCTAATTCGTCGCTTGGCTTGTAGTTTGCATTTATGAACTTGTCGTCTTGGAGCAATTGAGAGAGTTGTCTTGGATGAAGCAGAAGGACATTGGGTGAGAAATCTTCGTTTATTACGGCGTCATGTAAAGCTGTAATTTTGTTCCAATCCATAGCTGTTCCGCCTCCGTCTAAGGTGCTTCCTCCAGCGAGATTCGAAGCTGAAACGGCATTGTATAGGTTTAGTACGAGTGTAAGTTCTTCTATGGCTACTGCTTTCCCTAGGGCTTCTATTTGGCGTTCCATGACGTTCCAGGTTGCGTCTTCTAGGAATTTTTCTGTCCATTCTGAGGCTGCTTTAATTTCGATATTCGTGTAAATATCTACGGTTTCGTATCTTTCGCCCACTACAAAAACTTCGCCCGATTCTGCCATGACGTATGCTTTACCCTTTTTTGCTTTAACGAATCTTTCAACAGCTTCCTTTGTTGGTCTAACAGCTATTATGTCTCTGGAAATGAGGTTTGGATAGGCGGCTTCTACAATTAGGTCGTGGATTTTTCCAACCGCGCCTATCATGTCGCTGAATAATCCTTCTTTTACTCCTGCATGGTAGAACTTGTTGAAAAACGGGTTTCTTTTTGCCTCTCTTACGACATAATCGTAGTGTTGTTGAAGTTCTTCATCGTTTAACACGTGCTCAAAAAGTCTTGGATTAAGAGTCTCCTTCATTCTTAGTCATCTCCTACTTCCCAACTAAGATTAGAATTAGGTCGCCGTCTGCGCTTGCAGAGCATAAGGCTATGCCAAGTTTCCTTGCATAATAAATTGTGTAGGTGTCTGTTCCACCTTCGTCTACGGGTTGGTCTGATAGTTCTGCAACCTTTCCGTTTGCAGCAGAGCATACTGCTGCTCCGCGGGTTATGGCTCCCCCAGCAGTGACTTTAACTACACCTCGAATGCAAACTGGACATTGTTCTCCTGCAGAAACTGTTTGTAGAGCTATGCCTATGGCGTTGTCTGTTCCGTTGCTTGGCGAAACTTTTAAGTCGTCTGTTAAGTATACGGGGGAGCCTTTTGTTATGTCGTTTTCGGCTGTTAAGCTTAGAACTGTTGAGTCTCCTAGGCTTGTGATTAAATCTCCAACTTCGCATTCTGGAAAGCCTGAATTATCCGCCATTTTAACATTCCTCCATTTTCATATCTTTAAATTTAATTTTGGAAAGTTGGTGAACGTAAGACACGTTTAAGCTGGTAAATCATTTGTTTTGGGCCGTGCCCCCATTTATCCCAAACTTTTCTTTCCGGAATCACTGATTCAACCATCCTTTTGAAAGCGAAAAATTTGGCTTCAAAATCTCTAGTTTTTCTTTCAGCATCCTTCAATTTGGCTTTCATTTCCGCAAGTTTAGAACGTAAAACAAAGCTTCCCTCTTCAATTTCGGCTTCACCATTTTTTGGTTGAAGCTTAAGCGACTTAATTTGATTGGAAATTTTATCAATTATTTGATGTATTTTTTCGAATTCTTCTTCTATTGCGTCTAGGTATGGAAGGAACCATTCAGGTGTTTGAGCATCCGATTTTTCGAGTAGAAACTCTGCTGGTTCTCCTATTCCAAGCTCTTTCTTATGTTTGTCAAGGTGAGCCTTAGCTTTTCTAAGTTGGTCGACTGTGAGGTTTCCGCGTAGTTTTGGATTTTGAAGCATCATTCCAACTCTTGCGTTTGCATTTTTTAAGTGAGGAATATCTATAGAACCGTCTTGTCGATGATGCGGAAACTTTCTTAAGGAACGTGGAACAGTTTTCCCTTCATCATCCTTTTCTCCGCCTGGAAGAACCAACGCAAACGCTGAATCCGGCAGATTGTTTATGTATTGTCTCGTCCAAACGCGTTCTTGAATCAACAAGTCTTCTTCGTTTTCGGTTGAAATTTCCGGTTTTTTAACTCCAACCGTTAATGGTGAAGTAATTTTGTACTGTGGATGTTCTTCGAACCATTTTTGCACAGTTTCGAGGTTCCAGCCCTTTGCTTTCATGAATAATAGTGCCACAGGTTGAGTTTGTTCTGGTCTTTCTCTTTTCCTTCCGAATATTGCTTGTATTCCGTTTACGCTGTCTATCCAGCCTACACTGAAGTGTTCGGGTAGAAAGCCCTTTGGATCATGCAATTCAACGTAAATGAATTCTTGAAGTTCGCCTTGTTCGGCAAGTTTTTCGGCTAGTCTTTCAACAATTTGGATGTTGGATTCTGGGATACCTGGAACTGCCACGAGGCTTAGTTCGCAGTTGTGTAGACCATAAGGGATTTTTCCGTTTACAACTTCCAGTTTTTCGTAGTCTGCGGCTAGGCTAACATGCTGGATTAAACCTTTCTTAATTTTTTCTTGAACTTCATCATCGTAGATTTCGGCTTCGTAGATTACGCTTTGAGATTTTTCGTCCCAGAAAGCATTTGTGACTTTTCCAACAGCGTTTGAAGCGTAGACGTGTTCGATGTAGACTGGAGCTCCGATAAGCTTGGATGCGACCTTATGGAGTTCGCTTGGCAAGTAAATGTTAGAGTTTCTGCTCTGCCCAGCCTTTATGGCTGTACCTCTAATTTTTAATGGTTTGTCAACTATGCGTTCTTCAATCTTGTTGGTGGCAACCACACGTCTCTTTTCCCAGATAGGCTTACCAGCTTTTTGAAAGGCTGCTGTGCAAATGGCGAAAGCACTCGCCTTATCCTTCCCTTGAGCCATAACTTCCCTTAAACAATTCTCGAATTCTTCCGTATGTTTACGTTTACTCATACCAACAACCAATTATAAAGAAACTAAGCCTAAATTTAAAGCAAATTCCAGAAATAACAAAAATAAAAAGACTTATACTTAATTTAAGGTCGATTTTATCGAATCACCATAACTTATTACTGCTCCGTATACTTCAAGTATCTCCAAACAATAAAGCCAAAGAAAGAAAGTGCGAAGCTTATCATCATAAAGTTGTCAAGCGTGAACCAAGCCGGAAGACTTCTGTCAACACGCCAATCTCCAGACCACGTTTGAGTAACATGAATAACCAGCACACCATAAATAACAACAATAAGACCATAAACTACCAAAGCTTCACTAATAGCCATAAGCAACCTACGGAAGTTTACATTCACTTTATTCACCAACTAACCCGACAATTTTCTCTGCAAATTTCCCTTTAAAGTTTAACCTTTCTAACTAATAAAACAAAAACCAGAATTAATAATAAAATTAAAGTGAAATTGAAATTCTCTGGTATTGGTTCCGGATTTCCATAAACCTTCACTTCCTCTCCATCCGTACCCATCTTAATCGTCCCAGAAACAAATGTACCGTAAACGATTACGCCTTTACTAAGCAGTCTCTGAATAGTTTCCTCATGAGGATGCCCATATGGATTATCTTTACCAGCGCTAATAACCGCATAAGTCGGATTGACCGCATCTAAAAACTCCATAGAAGTCGAATATTTGCTTCCATGATGAGCAACCTTCAAAACATCACTCTCCAAGTTCACTCCAGCACTCAACATACTTTCTTCAGCTTCAAAGGTTATATCCCCCGTAAACAAGAAACTCACCTTTCCAACTTCAAGCTTAACAACCACGCTATTGTCGTTTGAATCAGAAAACTCCAAAGGCTGAACAGGATTCAACACAATCAAACTCACATTTTCAGCTAAAACGTAGACTTGCCCCCTCTCAGCAACCACCAATTCCTCACCATCGACTACAGCCATAAAATCTCTATAAGTCTTAGTATCCTTCTCCTCTCCATTAAAAAGCACAGTATCAACCACAACACTAGACGAATTAAGCACAGTTATCAAACCGCCAATATGATCAGCATCTGGATGCGTAGCAACAACCAAATCAACATGAAAAACACCAAGATCGTTCAAGTAGTCCACAACAAACGAGCCAGCCTTTCTAGGACCACCATCAATCAAAACATCCAAACCAAAAGTATCAATAAAAATGGAATCTCCCTGTCCAACATCCAAAAAATAGACAATAACTAAATCAGCATTGCCATATGCTAAAACTTGCGGAAGGATGAAAGCACTGTTTGAGATGAAGATGATTATGCACGTGAATATGAAAAAGCCTATGCTCGAATTTTTCAACCTTTCACCCTGCGGAACATTCACCATTATGCAATAAATGAGTTGCTTGCTTCAAGTTTATAAACTATTAATAACTAATATCGAACCTAAAACAACCCAAGAACTCAAAGAAATGTTGAAAAATAAACCAGAAAAATTCGCTCCATGGACAAGAGAGATTCTAAAATGGTATTTTCATCAACCTTCTTCAATTCAACCAATAAAATAGGCTCCTCAGAGAAGCACAGCGAAGCTGTATAACCCGCGTTATAGTTTATATTCCTTTTTCCTTTTCACGTTTTCAAACTTATCTTTTTGAATGTAAATACAGCTAAAATCCCCATTACCCAGAATGGCGATGTCCCAGCAATAGACAATAATACAAATATTGGAATGTAATCCATTGACGGAAAATTATTGATAAACGCAGAGGTAATCAGTAAGGCAGTTACTCCGAATCCACCGATAGCGAGGAGCACAGATAACATCTTTATTATCGTAGAAAATCTCTCAAATTTTGAAGGATTGATTAGATATGCTAATAAAAATAGGGAAATAACAACAGGCAATGAAAAGAGAAAACCAAGCACCTTCAAACTATATGCAACATATTTTCCCTCTGTCTGAACCGAGTAAGGGGGCAATGAAAGTTTGAACAATATAAGACGAATAGAGTAAACTGCGAATATCAAAATACCTAAAACTACAAGTGCTATTGCTCCAATTTTCCTGGTTTTTGTTTTATTCATCAATAATTCATTAATCTT